AATTCCCGGGGTTTAGCGTCTTTCGATCGGTATACCATGTTCGGCGTTAATCGGAACAATCCGACACAAACTCCGTTCTCTGCATGGCACCCCTATTTACGAGAGGAGCTTGTTCGCGCTTTGAGCGCGCTTGCAGACGGTGCTCGTGTTATGTTTGTTGTGGTCGATTGTCTCAAGGCGGAGCGTCGAAAGCCACACCGAGTACTTGCGGGTCAAACGAGATTATTCTATTCGGCGCATCTTATTCATCTCATCATCTCCCGGATGTTCTTTGGACATTTGACAATGTATGAGAAGAGTACGCGCCTGACAGGAACATCAGCAGTTGGTATTTCTCCAGTTTCTAGTGAGTGGCGTGAGGCCGTTCAACGCCTTATGGTTCATCGCCATCTCATCGTTACCGATCAGCCCACTTTTGACCAGCACAATCAATACCAGATTGCTCACTTCCTAGGACAGGCTCATGCGGGACATTTGGCCCATGTTCGGCTTGAAGCACCAGAGTTTGCTGCGTTCTGGCGAGAGAATATCAAGACGCCATTTACTAAGGCTACTTTCCTTGAGATTGTCAAAACGCTCTACGTGGCGTCCTGTGATTCCATTCATGTTTCCGGCAACGTTGCATATCGTGATGCTCAAGTCACGATTAGTGGGGTGGATCGCACTTCTCAACTGAACACCTATCGCAATAAACTTTCGATTCGCGCTGTGTTCAATGCCATCGTTCGTCCTCATTTGAACGAACTTCCTGCGAACAAAGCATTCTTAGATTCGCGGGCACTCTTCCGCCTCTGCGTCGGCACACTTCTTTACGGTGATGACCAAGTTATTGCCATTGATAAAGACGTGGCGCGATTCTTCACGCCCTATGCCTACAGCTCAGTTCATTATGAGCTGTTTCGCTCCCGCCCCACGTTGCCGTCCAAAGAGCCGATCGTTGAGAACACGCCTTTTGCTTCCTGGGCAGAGTTCGAACTCCTTAAGCGAGGGGTGGCTATTCGAGATGGGGTTTTTTATGCTCCGTTGCAGAAAAGCGTCATCGAGGATTGCCTCTTTTGGGTGCGATCGAAAAAATCAGCACATGCTAATGCTGCTGATACAGTTCGCTCAGTACTATTGGAAGCAGCTGCTCATGGGCATGATTACTGGCAAAGGATTTATCGCATTGTCCAATACGCGTGTCGAGAGGCCAAGGTCAAGTTCGAGCCACTGAGCTACGACGTCTGTGATCAGATGTCGACTTTGTGACTAGCTTGTTTCCTCTGTCCCGAGTATGACGTAAAACTGCTCGGCAAATTTGTCCGTTTGTTTGTAGCGCTTAAACGGACCATATGTGGCAACTGTCTTGAAGTTGTATGGCTGGCGTCCATTGTTTACCCAGGTGAGGTGTTTCTGCTGACTACTAACTCACTCTATGCGGCTTTGGGCGCTTATTCTTGGATGAGAATTCTCTCTGGGATAAACCATTTTATGTTGGCACCGGACAGTGATGTAGTGCACATCCTGATCCTAAGACTTTGCACTGCGAACGTTAAACCTAATGATTCCGCCTCACTTTTTGAGGCAAATTCCGTCGTTGAGTCTACTACGGCTTTGACGACTACCGCTGAGGCTGTTCCTGAAGCCTTGGCGACTCTTGGTTCCG